ATTATTCTTAATGATGATTTTGGGCACATTTTAACGGTTGAATCATAATGGAACAGTGGTTAAAGATATTGGACAGACTGGCTCACAAACGGGCCGGTGTAATAATCGCAGCGATCGCAGCAATAGCGTTTGCAGACCTGCCAGCAGGCAAGGATATTGTCATTATGGCAGGAGCGGCGATTTATACTCTATGCCAGACAATATCAGACGGGGGCAAAGATGGGGAATAATCAGCTTTCAGTCTGTTTCTTAATCCAGGCCTCTATTACAGCCTTGTCAAAGCGTATAGCCTTACCGACTCTAACAGAACCGGGAATTTCGCCTGTGTTCTTTAATAAATATACCTGATTAACAGATAAACGGAGTAAATCCGCGACTTCTTTGACGGTCATAAGTTCCATGACAGGACTCCTAAAAAAGGTCTTTTACAAGTTAATAATCTTAATCTCACAAGTCCGGCGACCTGGAGCGAGTGGGGGCTAAGGCGCAGCTTGTACGATAGCCATGTCAATTAGTCGGATAGCATTTTCGTGGATTTTAGTGCTACAGCCTGCTAATTCACCACGGCAGTAACGCAATACATCAAACATTTCGGGTGCAGCGGCCATGAGTTGAGCGTTAGCTTCCCATTCTTTTAGTCCGCATTCTAAGGGCGGCTTTAAAAGAGAGCTAAAGAGAGATAATTGCATCTCTCCTGCTAGGGTTACAATAGCGGTCAAGTTTGGTTCTGTTCGCACGCGCCATAGTCCTTTTGTATGGGCCATAATAAGTTCTCCAAATAAGGTTATCAGTTACCATTCATAAAACTAATCAATAACAGTATAATCAGGGTTGAGGGTCTGGAGTTTAGCTTTTACATCTTCAATCGTGCGGCTAAGTGGCGAAAATGGAGTAGGGAGCAAAAGCCCATCATCTGAGAAGTAAGCCATCCATCGCTTGCCTTGCTGAATTACTTTAATCGTTTTCATGCTTTTATCCTTCAATAAGTTAGTGTTATCATCGACATAAAGTATAACAGAACATAAGCGAAAAGCAAGCACAAAATGAGAATAAATGAAAATAGTTGATAAATCAGGCTTAAGGATGCAATAAGGGCCACTGTGAGACATAAGATTATTATATAAATGAAACAGGAAAAAACAAAGTCAGGAAAGTTCTACGAAAAAGAGGGGCTTTGGGTAATGGTAAATAGAATACCAGATGGATATTTCGCAGTCGGTAACAAATTAATGACTACGTGCGGGTCATGCGGCAAGTTCGTAAAGGTAAGCGGGTTTTTCGCTGGCTGGCACGTATGTTTCCCAGATAACATGGAGCCTTGGGGCCAGACTATAATGAATTACAGACAGGGTCTTGGCGGCAAATATCCCACGTGGTTGACTGATAGAGAGGTTCACGGCGGGCGGGGTAAGAAAAAAGAGGGGATTGTTTAATGCCAACAAAGACTAAAAACAGAACAGTAAAACAGCAAGCATGGATTGAAGCTATGTTGACGGGATGCAACCCGACAGAAGCTGCTGTATTGGCTGTTTACGCGCCCGGGACAGAAAGTCAAAGAGGATATGAGAACGTTAGAAATAGTGAGCTAATGTTAGAGATAGATAGTCGCAAGGCTCAGCTTGCCTCACAGACGGACTATACGGTCGCTAAAGCTCAAAAAGAGTATGAAGAGGCCAGACTGTTAGCCATGAGGATAGGACAGCCAGCGGCGGCGTCAACGGCTGTAACGGGCAAGGCTCGGCTGTTTGGGATGGACAAGGACGCCGGTGGCGGCGAAAAGACGGTTATAATCATTAGCCCGAAGGCGCCGAAACAGGTTAAAAGTGCGGTTATTGAGCAGGAGGACGGATAATGGGTGTGTTCTTCGGTTGTATTTTGTTTGTGTGGTTATCGGCGTTTGTGCTCGAAATAGGGCGTATTTGTGATTGGTTATTAGCGGAGGACGTATAATGCAGTGTAAACGAGATAATTGTGAGAACGTGTTACAGGGCCGACAGGAGCGTTTCTGCTCTGATAAGTGTCGAATGGCGGATAAACGGGCAAATAAAACGTCTGAGGATCGCCCAGGTTCAACGAACGCGAACAAGGTCGAACAGATACACCATGCTAAACCCGAACAAATCCAGCCCGAACAGCCTAAGGCGGACAAACCCGAACAAACCATGCCCGAACAGCAGTGCGCAGCCAACAACCAGTCCCGGGGCAAGGTCGACCAGCACACAGTCAACACCGGGACATATAAGACATCGGACAAACTGGACACGAACGAACACAACCGAGTCAGCTTGCCGGGGGACGAGGACTATGACGGAGTAGTAACGGAGGTAGTGATTAACGCGCCCCGTTTTCCCAATACTACTTGGTTGCAGCACGCACGGTCAGTAGCGGAGATATTAGCATGAATCAAGACAAAGACAACCTATTAGTATTGAGAGTAGAGAACGACGAGCCGCAGCAGGTCGAGGCCAGGCGGGTACAGCCGCAACCGGGAATATCTCTTAGCCTTGACGCAGCGAGATACCGGCAAGCACTACAGGCGCAACAGGCAGCGGCGTACGCAGCCCAGCAGCAAGCTCCGCCATTGACAGGACTTGGCGCACTATTTGCAAGCAGAGGTATCGGATGAAAAGAGACTCCTTATCTCAGGACAGAAGCTATATAAAGGCGAGTCCCTATATAGAGATTGGATTGGAAAATATGATATGTCTCAGCAATTACAGGACGGCTTTGAATAAAAGACAAGGAGCGTAGATAATGAGGTATTTGATAGCAATATTCGTAGTTTTTGTTTTTATTGCAGTGACGTGGGAATCACCAAGCCCTCGTTTGCCGTGGGTTGGAGTAGCGATTGCGTCTGATATACCAATTATCATAGACGAGAGCGATATCGCTATAACGGGCGTTTGTAGTATTTGTGAGCCTATAAATGATGGCAAGTTGCATTTTTGTTCCGGTCATAAAAAAGAGGTGGATAATGAACTATTATAATCACATCCCCCTTTCCAATACAAGACAATTTAGGTCTGGAGTTTAAATAATGGGAAAATTTAAGGATGTAGAAGAAGACGTGCCCGTTGTTATGAAGTACCGACAGGTCCGTGGCAAGAAAGTAGCCAATATGAATTTCGCGTGTTGCGATTGTGGCTTAGTACATAATATAGCTTATGTGCCTTTGAAGACAAGACTTAAAGTCTTTTTCTGGCGTGATAATCGTCGTACTGCTAATCATAGACGGGGCAAAGATTGCAAAGGGCCGAAATAAATGCCGACTAAGACCATAAAAATCGAGTCTGAGTCTTTCCAGTGGGATTTTTACACTGCTTTGAATCGTTTTCCCGGCGCTATTGCCGGTTGGGGTAGTGGCAAGACCATGTGGGCGTTGATGAAGTGTGACTTATTGAGTCGTTTTTACAAAAATAATCTCGGTGTGGTAATTCGGAGCAAATACACTGACCTTCGCGACTCTACTATGAAAGATTTTACGAAATGGACGGGCAAGCATATCCCGCAGGGTACTAAAGAGGCCAAATACGCCAACGGTTCGACTATTTTATTCCGCCATGCTAAAGAATTGAGTGTTTTGCAGAACGTTAATTTGGGTTGGGGTTATATCGAACAGGCCGAGGAATTTCCTACGGATACCCAGTTTCAGCTCTTGAGGGGTCGATTGAGGCGTGAGTTGGAGATTGACGAGGATTATTGGGCGGTGATCGAGAAAGCCGGTGGTATACATGATTTTCTTTTATCGATGTGTAAGAACCCCCTCAGGCAGATTATGCCTGTCGCCAACGCTCACGGTCATAATTGGTTGTGGAAGATGTTCATTAAGAGTCCTCAAGAGGGTTATTCGTGTATGCAGGCGACTTCTTTTGACAATGAGGCCAATTTACCGGCCGATTTTATTGCCGATTTAAGGCGCATGGAGGTCGATTCGCCCGCCAAATTCAAGCAATACGTAATGAACTGCCACGATGAGGTCGATTTAGATGCGTGTTATTACGTGTCTAAAATGAACCAGTTGAGGGCCAACGGCCATATTTGCCATATTCCTTACGACCCATCGGTCAGGGTGCACTTGTCTTTCGACATAGGGTTGGATTGTACCGCAGTATGGTTTTTACAAATAGTTCGCGGCAAGAGGAATGTTATAGATTATTACGAGAATACCGGTAAGTTCGTCGACCACTATGCTAAGATTCTTGACTCAAGAGGTTATAATTACGGCAAAGTGATACTTCCTCACGATGCTAAAGCAAGAAGTAAGGTTTCCGGTGAGTCTTACAAGAAGGCTTTGGAGGACTTGGGGTACGATGTAGTTGTAAATGCCCGAATCGGCAAGGATATAGGCATAAATATAGTCGGTGATACTCTTTTATCGTTATATTTCGACGAAAACAAGTGCAAAGACGGCTTAGAGGCTTTAGACCACTATCGCAGGGAATACGATGAGGAGAACCGCGTTTACAAGGAAATTCCGCTCCACGATTGGGCAAGTCATCCGGCTGATTCTCTAAAAGAACTGTGCCAGAGGCTAAAAACAGGTGGTTTATCGTCTTCAGGCAGTTCAATTACCAAGTCTCTCATAAATAAATGGTCTGATAAGTATAGACGAACGGGATAAATGGTCGAACCCAAAACATTTGTGGTTGATAGAATATCTGGCGAAAGACGAAGGATTCGCTATGGAGCCACTTGCGAAACAGATAAAGGGTTGATGAGGTGGATGCGAGACAAACGTTTAGAAAATATATATTACGAGTACGAATAAATGCCTAACGACGAAACAACAAGATCTGAATTCCACGACGTTTACGAGATAAACGATACCGCATGGCGCCCGTTTAACGAGCAGGCGTGTCTCGACCTCGACTATTATCACAAAGCCCAGCATTCACACGAGGAGATGGAGGCGGCTGACCGCCAGCATAGATTACTTCATACCATCGACAAAATAGGCCGCCAGGTCAATCTTTTACATGGCTACGAGATAAGGAATCGTCATATACTCAAAATAGGCCCACAAGGCAATTTCGACGAGGCCGAAGACAAGGCGTCCAACCAGCACACAGGGGTTCTGATGAGTTTAATGGCCCGGCACAGCGGTTATGATACCTTGAGCGAGGCCTTTAAGTGGGGTATTTTGGTTCAGGGCCACAACCTGATAGAATCGTGGCGTGACAGGAACGGCTTGATACAATACGGCAGATTAGGTTATAACCAGTTCTTGTTAGACCACGGGCTTACGAGAGACAACCTCGACGATTGTGGTGATATTCTTACCGGCCAATGGATTTCTGAAGATAAGGCCAAAATGTTAGTACCTACCCGCGCTGATGTGATTGAGGGCATCAAGCCCTTGACTCATTCGAGTCGCTGGCCGTTCCAGGGGTCGCCTGCCATGATGAACAAGGCCGGTAAAAGATTATTCGAGCAATGGTGGCACAGGACTACCGAGGAGATTTCAGTCGTTCAAAGTCGCATCACCGGCCAGCAAAAAACTTTCAAGGCATTCGTTCGAGACGAAGCCAGTGGTGATAAGAATTTAGCGAACCAGATTATTGAGAAGGCCAAACTACCTAACGGAATGCCGATACTCGTCAAGTTCAGGGACATCAAGGACAAGGTGGAGTTGAAGATATTCGTAGACGACGAAGTTGTGTGGACCGGCGATAACCCCATGAAGATACGAGACTACAATTATACATGGGTTCATGGTATGTGGTGTCCCGAACAACCCCGCACCGAACTTAAACTTCAGTCGTTTACCAGAGGTCTTCGCGACCCTCAGCGAATGTATAATCGTAGAATGAACCAGATTATGGACATAATAGAGAGCCAGATTCAGGGGGTAAGGATTACGCGAAGTAAGCATTTGATGAATGCTGAAGAGGCCTATAAGAGTGGTCAAGGTATCAATCTTCAGGTCAATGAAAACACGCCTGACGAAATGCTTCTTGAACAGATATTCAAACAAATGCCTGCCTCAGAAGTTCCTCAATCACTATTTACTGCGCTAGCTGTCGTTGACAAAGACCATGCTGAAACAGGAGGCCTTAATCAGGAGATATTCGGTACAGACGAGAAAAACGTAGAGATTTCCGGGGTACTACATCAGTACCGGACAGGCAAGGCTTTGACCGGGCAGGCATGGATGTTCCAGAACCTCAGGGCTTCCAAGAGGGATTTTGGTCGCAAGCAGGTACAGATAGTACAGCTTAATTACAGCCCGCAACGGATACAAAAAATAATCAACGAGCAACCCGTGCAGGGTTTTTATGACGATGACTTGACGAGATTCGATTGTGCGCCCACCGAGGGCCTGTTGACCGACAGCCAGCAGAATATGTATTATCAGGAACTCAAGAGCCTGCTGTTAGAATTACCGGACGAGTTCAGGGGCGTTATTACAGCGGATATGTTAATCAAAGCCTCCCCGATGCAGTTTAAGACCATGACGTTGCAGGCGATTCAGCGGTCGTTACAGCAGAGACAACAGTTGCAACAGAGTCAACTACAGAGCCAGCAGGCTACTGACCAATTAACTCAGGGCCTGACGCGAGTCCAAATATCTCAGGCAGAGGAAAATATCGCCGACGCGCAGGCTAAGCGGTCAGAGATACCTTTGAACAGGGCTAAGACGGCGGCGCAAATCGAAAAGTTACAACTTGACCCGCTTGTAAAATTAGTTGTTGACTCTTTGAAAGAAGATGTTAGATTGCAGATAGCACAGGATAAGAACAGGCAGGTGCAAAATGTCGGTTAAGCCAAGAAAAAGGAGAAAATGATGTTGACAGAAGCTGAACAAAAAACTTTCGAGGATATGTTTTCGGGAATAATGGACACTCATCCTGATTCCAGATTTATTGATAAAATTGCAGATTTGATTTTCGAGATGACGGGTAATGTTAATTTGCGAATGAGGCTTTTTGGTATCGCGCAAAAATTAGCAAGGAAAAAACGTTAATGGTTTGCATAAGAAACAAAAAAGGCAGATTCCAAAGACACAGTTTCAACCAAGAGACTGAAAGCAAAACTGGATTCAGGAAATTATGTAAAAACTGTGGGTTGAAGGTATTTCAGTCCCATAGCGAAAGAATAAGATTGAAATTTTACGTAGAGTATTTATTAAGAACAACAACTCAGCTTTTGGAAACTGCGCGAGTTTTTAAACAAAATAAAACTTATCCTACAAAAAATATTAAATGGCGTAGATACGGAGCGCCAATATAGTGGTTGCGCAAAAGAAAAAGGAAAAGACGTGGTAAGACCGGCTAAAATATGGACACCCGCATCAGAGGTTGGTTCGCTCGGAGAAGACTTTCGGGAAGAAACCGTGGCTATGCTGAAAAAGGTGGCCTTGGAAAATAACGTTGACGTAGAGACACTAAAGTTTAGTGTAAACTGTAATGGCATAGTCAATATCCAGAGCATGACCGAAGAGGAAATGAACGAAATGGAGCTGCGGCGGCGAAAGCAAAAACTCAAGACAGCTATTCTTGAAAGGAAAAGACGTGGGTAATGTCATAACTCCAACTATCGACCCTGATATAAAACTTGACGAGCGGTTTACTAAGAATATGCCCGATAGCATCAAACAGCCGTTGCTGATTACGATGACAATGCAAGCACAAAGATTGAAATGTCATTGGCGCGACCTTACATGGAGTGTAAAATACTCCGGCACTCAACCTATTATTAGTGTAAAAAGGAAAGATTATGGCGAAAAAGAAAAAAACTTGTAGCCAGTGTTATTTTTACGAATCTTTAGGTAATTGCGGCGAATGTTATTGCCATCCACCGGTTAATGATGGCAATGCAGAGACAACAGTAGATTATGGCGCTATAGTTAAAGAAGACAGGCGCGCATGTGGAGAATTCAAATGACCAAATATGTAATTATGATAATATTGGCATTGCTGTTCTGTGGTTGCGCGAAATCAGAGAAAATATACGGCTTGGCCGAACTGCCCGAAAATTGGCAACTACTTTTCGGCAATAGTAATATTTCGCGTCTCAATTATGCTCAGAGTCAAAGGATAGAGGCTCAAGGCGCTGAAATAAAGAGATTGATTGCGCAATTAGAGGCAAGGGAAATCAACAAATGACCTTGACAGATGAGCAAAAAGATGGTATAAAGGTTGCAAACGAGGCACTGAAAAAAGTGTTTCCTTGCGACAATTTACAGATAAGCTTCAATCTGTCGAAAAAACACAGTGATGTAAATTTTAATATTAAAATGAGTGGGATATTCAATAGCAGGTCTTAGCCCTGTTGGATAAAAACTAAATACTAAGGATTACCTAAAAAATAGGCCCTTGTTTTCACGTCGCGTGACGTGAGCAAGGGCTTTTTTTATTACCTTAAATAAAGGAACAGTACAATGGATACAGACGTAAAAGAAGACCAGGTCGTCGATGGTCAAGGCGTAGCCCAGGTCGCCTCTGGGAACGGCGTAGCGGAAGCTGATAATGCTTCTACCGTACTCGCCGACGGTACAACACAGGATGACCACCCGATTCCGAAGAAGAGGTTTGACGAGGTAAATGAGGCCAAAAAAGTCGCTGAAGAAGAACTGGAGTTGACGAAGCTGAAACTTGAGCAGTCGGTTCAGTTGCAGATGCAAACATCGCAACAACGGCAAGTTGACCAGACTCAACAACCGGGTTCGACGTTTGAACTGGCTATGCAGCAGCTTAACATTACGGCTGATGACCTTTACGTAGGTGAAAACCTTGTAAAGGTAAACAGGCTCAAGTCCGAACTCGACACAGCCTTACAGCAACAGCAGACGGTATTTACAGCCAATCAACAGTTTATCGCGAGTCATTCTGACTTTACACAAGTCGTAGGAAGTGTAGACCCTGCGACCGGACGGATAATAGCATGGTCTAACGAGGCCCTGCTATTACAACAAAAGATGCCATATTTAGCCAATCTTCAATCTGCTAAAGACGTTTATGGAACTATTATAGACGCAAGAAAGCTCTCCGAATTAGAGAAAATCACTGCTACCAACAAGGAACATCTGGACAGGCAGAACCTTGACACAAATACCGTTCCTATGGGCGGCTCAGCCGCTGGTGGCGGTGGAGCGGGCGACCCTAACAGTCAGCAGTTGCTGACGAGAGAGCAGACTCAAGAGATTATAAATAAGCTGAATAATGGTGAACAGGTATAAAAGAAAGGAAAATTATTATGCCTACTAATAGCCAAATGCACACGACGACAAGGATTAATCACCCGATTAATATCTTCTACCAAAGTAAGGTATTGCTCCGGGTTATTGATGCCTTTATTTACGTAAGATTCGGAAAAAAGGATTCAATGCCTCAGCACGCGGGCGATATTAGTAAGTGGCGAAGATGGGGCAACCCGACCGCCCAGACTGCACCGCTGATTGAGGGCGCTGACCCTGCGCCGATTCTTTTGTCAAAGACCGATATACAGGTCAGGCTAAAAGAATACGGGGCATGGATTGTAACAAGTTCGTGGATGACCTTTACTGGTATCACCGATGACGAGAACCAAATGTCCGACATACTTCTGGACAACATGAAACTGACCCTTGACACGCTTACCAGGGATGTCGCCAGTGGCACAGCGTCACAGACCACGGCTTCTAATGGTACAGGAACAGTTACGTTTATCAATAAGACTGACCTTGACATAATCGTAACCAACTTGCTTGTCCAGATTACCAAAATGATTGAGCCCCAGATAAGTGCAAGTGTTAAGGTGGCTACGTCACCTATCAGGGCGTCGTTTATCGGTATCTGTCACGTTGGACAGAGAAACCGACTGGAAGCCGTAAGCGGTTTTAAGCACGTAAGTTCGTATGCCCAAGACCGTGCCATGCCGGACGAGTTCGGTTCTACCGATGATATTCGGTGGCTGTTGACGACTAACGCAACGCGGGCTACTGCTACGACCGGATACGAAAATCTTATCTTCGGACAAGAATTTTTCGGTACGGTCAAGATTAAAGGTAACTCGGCGTCTGCGCCGCTTATCTTTACTTCAAAGGAACATGTTGGTTCTCCGTTGCAGCGGTTTACCACACTCGGTTGGTTGCAGAATTTCGCAGCCCAAATCCTCAATGACAACTTCGGACACGTCCTCGTGACGACAACCGCATAAACAAAGAAAGGATAAAATATTATGAATCAAATTAAAGTTGGACATTTTGAGCAAGATGGTGGCTTGATAAATCTACCTCTTGGCTTTATCCCTGATTACATCAGGCTTGTCGATTTCCATACCAACGCCAACATAGATATTTATGAATGGTTCAGGAGAATGGAACAAGACCAGGCCAGTGGAAAACAAGAGGGATTCAGTATCAAGGAAGGTGTAACGGCTAACCTTGCAGACGCCGGAGGTATCACGGCTTACGACACGGGTTCGCAGATACCTACGATTGAGGAATGGACAGAGGCAAGAGCAACTGCTGCAACAGCCAGAACGGCGACGGCGCCGGGTACGTATATCAAGCCGACCGTAGGCAGTGCAGCCGACCGTGGTTCTATTTTTGAGTGTGTTACAGCCGGTACAGGTGGTAGCACCGAACCGACGTGGCCCGATGCTGATGGCGAGAACGTAATCGACAATTCTGTCGTGTGGAAGAAAGTCAATGTAAGTCTCCAGCGTGGCGGTTATCAGGGCGTTGTTATCGCAGCGGCCCTTACGGTTGATGGTCAGGAAATGTATTATTACGCAGTTCAGGCAGACCAGGTTCTTGACCACGGCGACGTAGATGGATGGACAGACGGCATCGACCCCGATGCTTAAACAATAACTTTTTTTAAGGATTTTTACAATGGACAAACCAAAAAATGGATTAGGACGTTACCACGAACTACAGGCTGAGGCCAAAAAGTTGGGTATCTCAGCAAGTGGCAGTGCCGAACAGTTGGAAGCGGCGATTGAGGCAAAGAAAGTGACGGGCGTTAAAAAGCCGGGCCTTACACCCCAAGCTGCCGCCGAATTCGAGACAAGGATGAGGCAGGAGTTTGAGATTCAGGAAAAGATTAGGGCTGAGCGGCAAGCACAAACCGAACGTGCGTCTATCATGGCTGAATCAGAAGTGCTCAAGATAGATGTCGTTTTGCCTGAAAAGCCGACAGAGTTACAGTTAGCAAGAGCGAGACAGTTGCTTGGTATAAAGAAACTTGAGGTGAAACCATCGCCTGAGACTTTAGCTATCGAGAAGAGCAAAAGAGGGTACTATATATTTACCAACATCGAGCAGGATGACGCAGCGCACACTATCGCTACTGGCGGTAAATATATTATACACCTCATACCCGGTCAGGTTCACGTCTTGTCGGAGTTTCATATTAGATTCTTCAGGCAAAAGGCGGTAACTCCTGTTTACAGTCGTGTGCCGACCGGTTCAACTGTTGAGGGCCAAATGGGTGAACAATGTAAGAGGACGGGCAGTAAGCCGAGGTTCGCGTTTGACCATTTAGGCGAAGCGCCAGACGATGCCCCGTTCGGTATGGTAACTGACATGGAAATTCTTGACAAGGTTACGCCAAAAGAAGAAGTGTTAATTTAAGGAGCAAATAATGGAACGAGTAAGAAGAACTGAAGTCGATAGTATTGATGAGGTGGCGAAAGTCTTCAATCGTATTATCGACCATATCAACTTGAATGATGAACACAACGCAGAAGTCGATGTTCACAACGCCGAAGTTGATAAATTCAACAAATCTATTGGTATGAAAGGAGCAAAATAATGTTCAAGAAAACGGTTTTACTAACAATAGTTTTAATGTTATGCGCTACTGCCTTTGGCGAAGTACCGCTTGCGGAAGTTAATTTTGTCAATGTTCAGGCTGGTAATTTCGACCAAACGCTAAGGCGATGGATGGGCATTCTCAATCAAGACATCGTAGAATCGTCAGGGATATGGTCGATGTTATCCGGTGGCACGGTTTATTATGTTGATGGTAACAAAACCACCGCAGGCAATGGTACATCGTGGGATGACGCGTATAATACGCTTTCTGCCGCAATGGCCGCAAGTCATGCCAATATAGCCGTGTCTTCAAGACGGGCATTCGCGTCTCGCAACACTATATTTGTCAGGGCAGATGAGATTACTGAAGACTTAACTACTATGGCCCAAAAGACAGATATAATTGGCGTTGGCAGTAATGACGGTTATAAGAAAGCTGGCATAACAGGCACATGGATAATCCCTGATACGGTTTCGTATCTTGGTTGCCGATTCTTCAATATGATGTTCACCGATGAAGGCGCTACTGCAATATTCGACCTTGATACACAAGGCGGTATTGAGTTCCATAATTGTTTGTTTGACGGTGGAACTTCAACTACTATTGGTTTGCAAGCTGAAGAATCTTCATGGCTTGTAGTTAATAATTGCGAGTTTTCAAGAGTTAATGTAAATCTGGGTTTTTCGGCTTCTGCGATTAAGATTGTTGATGACACTACCCGGATTTTTGGTTGCAGGATTACCAATAATATCATTATGACTGCTGGCATTGGCATAGATTGGGACGAAACTCAATCAAGTAACTGTTGGATCACCGACAATTACATAAACGCCACTGGACTAAC